CGAAGTCGATGCCCGCAAGCGCGGAATCGATGGCGCTGCCGACCGCGTCACGCGTCGCCGGGTCGGGGCACCAGGCCGTCACCTTGAACGCCTGCTGCTGCCGTCGCGCCAGCCGCAGCGTCGGCTGGTCCGCCTCCACCCGCGCGATCAGCCGGATCGCTCCCGGCACCGTCAGCGCAGCACCACTCGCCGAAGCCGCCCGCACCGTCGAGAGCGAGCGCGCCAGTTCGGCCGCGACGCTCTGCGGCGTGTCCGATTGCTGCATTCGCCAGGAGGCCCAGCTCTGGTCCGCGATCACCGCCGCCACCTGGCCCATGCCGGCCGTGCCGGCGAAGGTCACGGTGTCGCCGCTCACGCTCGCCGTCAGTGTCGGAACCGTTGTCGTCTGCGGCACCCACGCATCCGGCCAGCGGGTCGTGTTCCGGCTCTGGCCCGTCCCCGCGGTCACCGAGATGTTGGTGTATCCGGCAGCAAGGTCCGCATCCAGCGCCGCCGGCACCGGCCAGCCGCGATAGATCCGGCACACGGCACCTGTCACGACGCAGGCGGCGGTCAGCCCGTTCGGATACAGCGCGCCGCCGATCACGCCGGCCAGCGCCGCTTCCACGTCCGATTGATCCGCCATCAGCTTGCCGCCTGACGAAGATGCAACCGCCACCCGAGATCCGTCAGTTCGGCGCTGGCCACGACAGCCGCCCGGCCGATGTCGTCGTGCGCCAGGTCGCCCGGGCGCAGCAGCACCGCCGCACCGGCGATGCGCAACGCCGGCAGCAGCACCGCCCAGCCGCCCGACCCGCCATGCACGCCCGGCGCATCGGCTGGCAGCGCACCGCGCCCCGCCGAACCCGACGCCAGCACGCTCGCCGGCCAGTCCAGCAGCAGCGGCTCGGCAGTGGAGGGCTGCACCCCGACATAGCGGTTCACCCCCGCGCCGATCGGCGCCGTCGGGCGGGAGAAGGAAAGAACCCGGTTCGTCTTCACGCACAGCACCGGCCCGAGGCGCCGCTGCGCGGCAATGAAGAACACGCCGTCCGGGCCTGCCATGTAGTCGCCGGCGCGCGAATATCCGGCGTCGAAATAGCCTTCCCACAGCACGTCGCCGTACGCCACCGGCGCGGCAGACCCCCTCGGGTTCGCGAAGGTGGCCGGCAGCTGCAGCAGGCGGTTGCCGCCGCCCATCGGCGCGGCCGGCCCCTGCGGGCGATACAGTTCGCACCACGCGCCAACCGCGCGCGCCGCCGCGCCAAGCCCGCGCCGGATGGCATTCGGGATGTCGTCGTTGTTGCTGGCCAGGGGCGTCATCGTCATACCACCAGCGCCAGTGTTCCGTCACCCAGCCCAGGCCCCGGCGGCAGGCCGAGAAAGGCGCACAGCCGGCGCCGCCAGTCGTCGAACAACCCGGCGCGCTCGCGCACCTCGTACGGGTTGCGCGTCCACACCGCCGCCTCCGACGTATCGAGCCGGCTGCTCGCCTCGGTGATGGCGCACTCCAACGTCGCAAGCGTGGTCAGGTAGTTCAGCACCACCGCGATCTCCGCGTCTGAGAGGTTGTTCAGGCGGTATTCCAGCAGCCCGTAGGCCTGGAAGAACCGCCACCCCTGAAACCCCGAAGCGCCCGCGCCATACGCCGGGTAGCCGCAGTAGCGGCGGACATCGGTCTTCTGCGCGTCGGTGAACGCCGTTTGGGCGGAGGTATAGCTCATTGCAAACTCCGCAGGACGCGGGCGGGATGTCCCCTCTCGTCCAGGCGGACGAGAGGGGGAGACGCAGGCTCAGGCGCGAGCGTCAGCCCGCGTGTTCCACCAGCACCGCGCGCTTGAAGACGGAGTTGGTCGCCGTCGGGACCGTCGTCGGGTTTGTGGTGGTGTCGGATGGGGTGCAGAACCCGCCGATCCAGTACCAGCTTTGCGCGATGATCTGCTGCAGGCGGTCGATCGGCTCGCGCGTCACCATGGCGATGCCATCGACGACCGAGACGATCGAGTCCTTCGGCGCCACGTCGGCCTCGGCCATCGCGGCGAAATCACCCTCGATCAGCGCGCCCTTGCCGCACACGATCGGCCGGCGGATCAGCCCGTTGGAGATCGCCGGGTTGGTGGTCACATACGCCTCCGTCGTCGGCACGAAGCGCAGGCCGAGGAAGTCGTTGATCAGGCCGCGCTTGAACACCTGGTTGGCGCTGGTCGCACCGGTGAACAACTGCCGAAACGCCTCGTCGCCGAACAACTGCTTGGCGCTGACGGGATCGAGGTAGCAGTTGTACGCGCCGTCGATCTCCGGCACCGCGTTCAGCCGCAGCGTTGCCACCGCGTTGAGCAGCGTCGCCATGTCAAGCGTGTCGGTGGCGATGATCTGCGCGGTGTTGGCACGCGAATTCGGCCGCACGATCGCACTCGCGGTCGCGGCGGTCACAGTGTTGTTCTGAGTGCCATCAGCCACGGTAACGCTCGTGGCGAAGGTCAGCACGCCGGAAATCCCGTTCGGCGCGAACGAGGCGTTGGTGCTGTCGGCGGCCACGCCGATCAGCGCGTAGGGATTGCTGCCCACCGTCACGGTCAGCGTGTTGGTGCTGCTCACCGCGGTCGGCACGCCGTTCACCCAAACCTGGGTGAAACCGCGGATGTCGTCCACACTCACCGAGGTCCCGGGGCTGCCCAGGGTCACGCGAACCCGCGTGTTGCCGCCGAAATAGGCGGGAAACAGAGCGTTGCGCGCAAGTTCGTCAAGGCTCCGCGCCGCCTGCTCGCCGTTGATCGCCGCGTTCAGCAGGAACTGGCTGGCGATGCCGACACGGCTCGTCACCATGTTCAGGTCGGCGGTGGCCGCATAGAAGTTCAGCGAGATCGTGTATTGCTCCACACTGAAGCTTGCCGGCGTCAGGCCGTTGTCGAGGTTGGTGTTGGTGGACGGCACCAGCGGCGTCGTCACCGAGGGCTTCAGGCCGGCCCGGGTCTTGGTGAGGGTTTCACCGATGCCGACCGCAAATTCCTCGCGGTCCGCGACGGCGCGGTAGCCGAGCCGGCTCTGCAGCGCCTGCTGGAACTCGCGTTCCAGGAAACCCTGCTGGATGATCGGCTGCAAGGACGGCGGGAAGTTCTGAATGCCCATCGTGGTCCTCGTGTTGCAGAACGTTGGAACGCACCCGCGCGAGCCCGCCCCGCTCGCAGCGCGAGGCGGGCAGTGCTCGTCCAGGTTTTGGAATTCGTGTCGGTGCCGTTGGCCGTGCGGCTCAGCGTCGCTTCAACAGATCCGCGCGCGCCTTCTGCCACTCGTCGAAATTCATCTCGGTGGCCGACCGCGGCTTCGGCGGTTGCACCGGCGGCGCGCCCGCGGTGGAGGAGGACGATGCGCCCCCGAACAGCCACGGCTTGGCCCGTCGCAACTCCCGCATCAGCGCGGCGGCACCTTCAACCTCGCCGGTCTCGCCCACCTTCACGCGGCTCGCGTCGAGCAGTTTCAGGCCGTCCAGATCGACCATGCCGGCGCGCACCGCTTCCGCCTTCAGCTCGGCGCGCACGATGCGCTCATGCGTCGTCGCCTCCAATTCGGCCAGCCGCCGTTCCAGCTCCGCAGCGCGCGCTGCAAGATCCGTGGGTGGGGCGGGGTCGGAAACCTCGTCGGTCATGCCTGTGCTTTCCCGTCTGTCGGCTGTTCGGCGGCGATGCGCGCCAGTTCCGCCTTCACGTCGTCGATGCCGTAGACATCGGCGATGGATTTCACCGCGGTCTCGCGGCTGATCAGCCCGCCCTGCGTCAGCGCCGTCAGCGTCGTCGCATCGCTCTGCCGGTCGGGTGCATCGGGCGGATACCAATCCGGCCAGCGCAGCGAGATCGCCGCCGCCGCCTCGAGCGGCGCCACCACCTCGCCGCGCACGACCAGCGGATACAGCGCCGAGACGCGCACCACCATCTGCGCCAGTTGCAGCAGCGCGCCGCCGTAGCTCACGCGCAGATTGTCGGCGAGCCAGATCAACCCCTGGTTCATCAGTTCCAGCGCCCGCCCGCTCTGCGGCGCGTTCAGCCGGTCGGCACTCGCGCGGTTGCCGTGCACGCCCTCCAGCGCCAGTTCACGCAGGAAGCGCACATAGTCGATCACCGCACTCGCCGCGGTGCCGCCGATCTCCAGCAGCTTGGCGTCGCCCTTCTCGCTGACCACCAGGGCGTTGCCGGCGCCGCGCACCATCTCGTTGTCCACGCCCGCCGGCTCGCGGATCAGCAGCGTCGGATCGGACGAATATTTCAGCCCGCGCCCGGCCTGCGACAACTGGTAGTCGATCTCGATCCCCGTCTCGACCGCTGCGCGAAAGGTGCAGGCGCCGTCGATGTCGTCGCCGCCCGGCAGGTTCTTGATCCAGACGATGGGAACGAAGCCCAGCCCGTGCTGCACGCTGCGCGCTGCGTCGATCTCGGAGGGCAGCCCGTCGCTCACCGGCGTCGGCACGAACCAGGTCTCCGCCGCGTCGTCCCAGACCCGCTGGAACCAGAACTCGTCCGCTGGTTCCTCGATCTCGTAGCCCTGGTCAACGAGCATCCGGCCCGGCACCTTGTAGCACTCGGTCACGCGCGCCAGCTGGTCCGGCGCCTCCGGCTGCCACACCGGCGTCAGGTACAGGCTTGGCAGCACGCGGAAGAACACCCGCCCGCCCAGCACGCGCAGCAGCACCGCGACGCTGCCGACCGAGCCGCGCAGCGCCGCCTCCAGCATCGCCTGGTTGAGCGCGCTTTCCCGCACGATGTCGGCCAGCACGGCGCGGTTGCGCGCGTCGCTGCATTCCAGCGTCGGAAAATGCCCTTCGCCGAACACCAGCGAAAGACTGTCGTCCACCACGATCTTGGCCAGCGGGTAGCGGATCGCGGGCCGGCGCCGCCGCAGCGGGATGTACTCGCCGCCGGCGCCGCGTTCCTCGTGGAACTCATAGGGCAGCACGTCGTACAGCCGCCCCTCCAGCACCCGCGTCAGCGTATCCAGCCGCCGCGTCCGCTCCGGATACGCCGGATCGTTCGGGATCAGCGCGCAGATCGTGTCGAACATTTTTCCTCGCTGCTGGCACGTACCAGTGTCACCGCCCGAAAATCCCCAGTTGCATCCGCCGCGCCGGTGCGTCGGCCAGCATCGCCAGCGCGCGCGCCAGCGCGTCCACCTGGTCGTCCTTGCGGCCGCCGGGAAAATCCCCCAGCTCATCCAGGAACGCCCGGTTCCACGCGCCGCGCACGACGGAGAGGTTGCCCGCCTCCGTCTGCGCCGCCGCCGGCTGCGCCCGGGTGATCTTCGATCCGGTCTCCGGCCCCGCGGCGACGCGGAACCCGGCCAGCAGCCCGGTCAGCCACGCCACCTGCTGCTTGCCGGCCTGCCCGGGGTCCTGCGGCAGCCCGACAGCCACCTCGCGCCCGTCCAGCTTCGCCGTCTGCACGATCGTCTCGGCCACCTCGTGCGGGCCGCCACGCAGCCGGCGGACGTCCAGCACGACGAAGCCGCCAGCCTCGGTGCGGCCCAGCTTGATCCCGGCCGTCCAGTCCGGGTCGCGCCCTTCGGCGGCGGTCGTCGCCGCCAGATCCCAGGCGCGCACCACCCGGCGGCACGCTGGCTCGGCCTCCAGCACGCCGATGCGGCCGGTCTGGAACAATGCCTCGGCATCGGTGCGCGGCGACTGCTGATACAGCGCCGCCCAGGCCCGCGGCCCCACCGCCAGCCGCCGCCGCGCCAGTGCGGCCGTGTCCTCCCATTTTGGCCAGAGCGGCTCGCCCGGCGCGCGCCCGATCGGATCGCCCGCCTCGGCCAGCGCCGGCAGCCGCAGCGTCTGCCAGGTGTCGTCGCTGGCCAGCAGCCGGCCCGCCAGGTCGTCCTCATGCCAGCGCGTCATCACCAGCACGATCTTGCCGCCCGGCGTCAGCCGCGTGGTCAGCTCGGCGCGGAACCAGTCCCACAGCGAGTCCCGCATCACGGCACTTTCCGCCTCGGCGATACTCTTGATCGGGTCGTCGATCACGATCAGCTCGGCCCGCCGCCCCATCAGCGGCCCGCGCACCCCGGCGGCGAAGTAGCTCGCGCCGCCCCGGGTGGCGAACCGCCCGGCCGCGCGGTCATCGCGGGCCAGCCCGTCCGCGGTCGCCGCGCCGTGTTCCAGCACCAGGGCGCGGACCCGGCGCCCGAAATGCGCCGCCAGGCTTTCGGTGTGGCAGGCGGCGATCACCCGGGATTTCGGATGGGTCAGCAGATACCAGGCCGGGAACACCACGCTCGCATAGGTGCTCTTGGCGCTGCCCGGCGGCATCAGCAGCATCAGCCGGTCGGATTTGCCGTCCGCCAGACGCTGCAGCCGCTTCAGCATCTCCTTGTGGTGGTGGGCCGGCCGCGGCGCCACCGCCGCCCCCTCCGCCCATTTCAGCAGTTTGGGGGCGGCGTTCGTGTCGGCCGGGGGCGGCATCCGTTCTGGCAGGGGGTCGGGACGAGACCGGAAGCGTCATGCACGAGTCGCATAGGACGGGACTCGTCCCATGCGCCAAGCCGCGGGTCGCTTTCCCGCCGCTTCGTTGCGCTTGCCACCGATGATACAGGAATATATACCGATTCCTGGGGCATCTGGGCAACCGGATTTACGGTTGCGCTTATCACAATTTTTCGGGTTGCACCCCCTGCCGGGTTCGCGCGATGAGAGTGTGCGTATCAGTACCGACCATGGAGGAGTCGATGGCGGAAGCCCGCTTCGGCGAAGGACCCTACCACCTCAGTGCGCAGGCGCTGGACAACATTGTCACCCGCAATTGCCCGGGTACATTTGTCCTCGGCGAGCACACCGATGATGGCTTCCATGTCGACTATGTCGGCCGGTCGGATACCGACGTGAACGCCCGACTACACCGGCATGTCGGCAAATACCGGCATTTCCGGTTTGACTACACCGCCGATGCGCAGGCGGCGTTCGGGGACGAATGCGCCCTCTACCACGACTATCATCCGGGCCATAACCCGGCCCATCCGGAGCCGCCGGTCGGCACCGGTTGGACCTGCCCTCGCTGCCAGGGCGCGAAGGTGTCGGCGGCGTAGGGTTACCCCCGCCCGCAACTCCAGGCTGCGGCTGTCCGATCGCTCTGCAACCCGCGCCGGACGGCCACTCGGCGCGGGCGTGGCGTCACGGTCGCCACATACGCCGGTATATCGGCGCCGGCATTCCATCGTCATCACAACAGCTTGGCGGCCGGCTTTGCCACGATGCGTCCGATCGCATCACGCAACGCCTTGTCGGCGCGGCCAGCTAGGACATCAGTCCGACACTTTCCGTCACAAATCACCGGACCTGCGGCATCGATTCCTAGATTGCGCGTGGCGCCGCGCTGCACAATCATTGGAGGTGCGGCGCACGAAACATCCGCCCGCACGGAAGTAGCCCGATTTCTGGCCATAATTTTGACCAATTCCCCGTAATGGCTTTCGGCTCCGGATAGTCACGAAGGCGCGAAAGCGCCGACACTGTTCACCAGATGCCGATTCTGGGTTGACCTTGCGGTCAAGAGTTGGTCGGATGCTGCCACGTTTGATCCTGGCCGATTGGCCACCTGCCGTTGCCGGTGCTGGGCTGTGTTCCTAGCCAGGGTGATGGTTGTCTTGACGTAAGGCACGGTCTCGCACGTGCCTCGGCCCAATGCAGGTTCCATGGGGCGTCTGCGTCGGGTCGCAAGAACGAGGGGGACTCTTCGATGTACACACGCACCAGCCGGGTGCTTCCTGGCGTGCTTTTTTCTGTGCTGCTTGCAGGGTCAGTCCTGGCCGCTCCGGCGTCCGCTTCCGCCGATACCCCGCCACGCAAGACCCTGACCCAGGAACACCGCCGCCCTTCCACCGGTGTGCGAGCGCAGAAATCCGCCAAATCGGCCACGACCAAGTCCATCGGCAAAACCGCATCGCGCCGCCGGGCAGTCCCAGCCGCCTCCACCACCGCCTTCATCGACGACGGGTTCAGCTACACCGAGGGGGCGGATGGCAAGGTCGGCTGGAAGCAGACCGGC